GGGCAATGCCTTTGAAATTGATGCAACTGATGTTGGTCCATCACTATCAATTAAGTCTGGAACATTTAATAAGACTAGCAATGTTTCAAACTCAACAGTTTCAGTTGGAGCAGAAGAGCCTGATCCTTGGGCTTAGCAGGAGTGCCCCCGAAAGGGGGCTCTTCTAATTTGACAAATTATTTAAATTTTGATAAGGTATATACATGCCAGTTTATGTTTATTCATGTGAAAAATGTGAAGACAATAAGGAACTAGTTAAGGGAATGAATGACCCTGACCCAGAAATTTGTCCAGATTGTAAAAGTGCAATTAAAAGAGTTTTTGGTGTAGGTGGTATTCAATTTAAAGGAAAAGGCTTTTATAGCACAGGAGGATAGTAGTGTTAAAAAATAGAGGATTTCAGTATGATTTTTTTTCAGAAGAATGGTCTTTTGAATGTGGTGCATGTGGTACAGAGCTATACGCTCCTACTAAAAAACACATGGAAGGAAACTTCTGGATTCATACTCACTCTAAAGAATGCATTGGTGGATGGTAATGAATAAAGAAGAATTAGAAGAGGCTCTGTCTTACATAGACGAAGAAGTCATGGTGATGGATGGCTTTGAAGAAGCATTTATAGGACTATCCTTAAGGTGTGGTCAGCCAACTCTTGCAACATATTCCTGGCAAAAAATGGTAGATGTTTTAATGGATAGAGATGGTATGGAATATGATGAAGCAGTTGAATACATATCTTATAATTGTCTTGGTGCATGGATGGGCGATCTAACACCAGCAATAGTATTGCCTTTGGAGTTTTAATGTCTGATAAAAAAGAAGTATTTAATGAATGCTATATGTGTGAAAAAATGTATATAGACATATTAGATTTAATAAATCATATAAAAGAACAACACAAGAATGATACTGGTACGCAATGAGTTTTCTTATTGAAAAAGTTAAAGAAATGTTAAAAGAGTATCAAGAAAAAAATGGAACTCTTGATGATAGAGATTATGAAAAACTATTTGTACATTTTTACTTACAGTATGAAGATGAATATTTAAAGAAAAGAATTAGTTCTATTAGATCAGATGGAAAAAGTAGGAATTATAAATGAAAGTTAGAATAGCTAAAGAGCAAATCTCTAAAGATATTGAAAAAGAAACAGACCCTGCTCTTGCAGCAGACCTAGCTATTAAAGTTTTAAAGACAGATCCAATGGTTATTGGTGAGCCAGTTGCTGAAGTGAGTCCAGGATGTCCTATGGGTTTTGCCAATCCAAAGGTAACTTTGCATTATGATATTATTAGTCCTAGTGTCTTTGATAAGTTTAAGATGTTTTTAACAAGAACTTCTTTAAATGATATTGTCAAAGAAATTAAGGGAGCAGTTTAAATGGAATTTGAATTACATCATGAAAAAGATGCTGGACCAATAGTTCGTTGGTTTGCAAATAAAATGTTAAACCTATTGCATAAGGTTGAAAAGCCTTTGTACGATTATGCAGATATGTATACAGCAGTATGGGATGACTACGAAGATGAAACTGGTCTTGCTGAGCCACATAACCAAATGGGTATTTTTGATAATTTAGAAACCTTACCACAGTTTGAACGACTAACAGATGACTTAATATAATGTGTGACGATGTTTATTATTATAAAGATCAAGTAAGAGAACTTCAAGCTATTAATAGTTTTGTTAAAAGTAATACTTTACTTTCTGTCCAAAATAGGATAGAATATGTTAGAGACGAGCGAGCCAAATTAGGGCTACCAGTTCATGGTGTCACTATGGCTCTTGAAATAGTTAGGACAATGTTAAATGAAAAATAAAAAAGAAGTAAAAGATGATAGAACAATAATTTATGAAAACAATCTATACACAGTAGATGAGTTTGTTAATAAATATTCTCAAGCTTTAAAGTCATATTTACTTACAAGACAACTTGGAGATAAGAGCAAGAAGTCTCATATAGTTGATCTTGCGGTAGAGAATGCATCCTTTGCAGAATCTCTTTATATTTCAGTAGATAGTTTTAGATAATGTTTCTTACAAAGATGATTAGATTTGCAGAAAAAATTGGTATGGATGTAGACGAACTTATGGAAATGACAGTACTAGATGCCATAATGAAAATAGAAGAAACTAGAGACATGTGGGCAGATTTAAGAAAAGAAATAGGATAGTCTTTAAGGTATAATTAAATAGTGAGTTCTCTAATAGATATAAAAGTAATTGGCTGTGGTGGTGGTGGAATTAATGCTGTTGATAGCATGATTCTACAAGGACTGTCTGGAGTAGAGTTTATTGCAATAAATACTGACGTTCAAGCATTAATGCCAAGCTTGGCAGATGTTAAAATTGATATTGGAAGAGATAGAACCCTTGGTCTTGGTGCTGGGGCAGATCCAAATATTGGAAGACTTTCGGCAAAAGATAGTATAAATGAAATTTCTGAAGTTGTTTCGGGTGCTGATGTTGTTTTTGTAACGGCTGGAATGGGTGGTGGAACTGGAACTGGTTCTGCACCTATAGTAGCAGGATGTGCTAAAAAGGCTGGAGCCCTAGCTGTAGGCGTTGTAACTACCCCATTTGGGTTTGAGGGCAAGAAGCGTATGAATAATGCCTTAGAAGGAATTAATAGTTTTAGTAAAGAAGTAGACACCCTTATAGTTATTCCAAATGAAAATCTTATCTCAATGCTTGACCCAGAAATATCTATGCAAGATGCATTTAAAGAAGTAGACAATGTTTTATTAAAAGCTGTAGCAGGAATATCTGATTTAATAACCACCCCTGGTCAAATTAATATTGACTTTGCAGATATTAAAAGAGTTATGAAAAATGCTGGATCTGCATTTATGGGAATTGGTTATGCTTCTGGAGATAATCGTGCTGAAGTTGCAGGTAATGAAGCAGTCACAAGTCCAATTTTAAATGTTAATCTTAATGGTGCAACTGGAGTTTTAATTTCAATCGCATCTTCTGGAGAAATTAAAATGCAAGAGGTTAACAAGATTGCATCCCTTGTATCAGATAAAGCACACGAAGATGCTGATATTATATTTGGAACAGTATTAGATCCAGATCTTGAGGATGGTATCCTAGTAACTGTCATAGCGACAGGCTTTGTAAATGAATGACATTCAATGGACATTTGGAATCATAACTGTTTATGAAGATAAGCAAAGACTTCAAGAGATCATAGACAGTATTCGTAATCTTAATATCCCAGAATATGAAATACTATTTGTTGGTGGTGGAGAAAGTTCTGGTATTGATGGAGAAGATATTAGAAAAATTGACTTTGATGAATCAGTTAAAGAAAGATGGATTACTAAAAAGAAAAACATACTTGTAAAAGAAGCTAAGTATGAAAATATAGTTTTGATGCACGACTACCATATCTTTGATAAAGACTGGTATAAAAACTTTGTTGAATTTGGAACTGATTGGGAAATTTGTTCTTGTCCACAGTATTTAATTACTGGTGCAAGAAACCCAATGGACTGGTCTTTGTGGGACAAGCCTGGTCATGGAAGGGCTTGGTCTTTAAGATATGAAGACTGGACACAAACACAGTATATGTACATCTCTGGCGGATTCTTTATTGTAAAGCGTCACGTTATGATTGAAGAACCACTTGATGAAAGTCTTGGCTGGAATGAAGAAGAAGATGTTGAATGGTCTTACAGGGTAAGAAATAAGTATGTTATGAAATGTAATGGAAAGAGTATTGTTAGACATAACAAGTGGCATAGACATGCAGGTCCACAAAGATGAGTAATAAATTAGTTATATTTGATTTAGATGGTGTGTTAATTGATTCAAAAGATTTACATTATAAAGCTCTTAACAATGCCTTAGAAAAGGTTGATCCAAAATATAAAATATCATATCAAGAGCATTTATCAAAGTATGATGGTTTAAATACTAAGAAAAAACTTTCTATGCTTACTCAAGAAAAAGGTTTGCCACAAGATTCTCATAGTAATGTGTGGAAAGATAAACAAGAAGAAACCTTTTTAATGCTTGAAAACCTTCCAGTAAATACTAACGCTATAAACATTATGGTATATCTAAAATCTGAAGGTTGGAAAATTGCTGTAGCATCTAATAGTATTAGAGAAACTATAATAAAGTCTTTGCACGGAATCCAGCTACTTCATTTAGTAGATTACATTGTTAGCAATGAGGATGTCTGGCATCCAAAGCCACACCCAGAAATGTACTGGAAGTGCATGGTAGCATTAGATGCATTTCCAAAAGATACAATAATTATAGAAGACTCTCACATTGGAAGGCAAGGTGCTATAAGTTCTGGTGCAAACCTGTACCCAGTTAAAGATTCTTACGATCTTAATGATACAATATTCATAGAGTTTATAGAAAAATTTGAAAAGAAAGAGAGAACTGGACAAGTGCCTTGGAACAATAAAGAAATGAATATTCTTATACCAATGGCTGGTGCTGGTTCAAGATTTGCACAAGCAGGTTATACATTTCCAAAACCATTAATTGAGGTTAACGGTAAGCCAATGATTCAGGTAGTTGTTGAAAATTTAAACATTGATGCACATTACATATTCTTAGTTCAAAAAGATCACTATGAAAAGTATAACTTAAAACAGCTTCTTAATTTAATTGCCCCAGACTGCGACATAATTATTGTTGATGGAATGACTGAAGGTGCTGCATGTACCACCCTATTGGCACAAAGCCTTATTGATAATGACAAGCCATTACTAATGGCTAACTCAGATCAGTATGTTGAATGGGATTCAAATGAAGCAATGTATGAGTTTGGTGCTAGCAACATAGATGGTGGAATACTTTCATTTAAAGCAACTCATCCAAAATGGTCATTTGCAAAAGTTGGCGAAGATGGTTTTGTTTCAGAGGTAGCAGAAAAGAATCCAATTTCTGATAATGCAACAGTTGGAATATATTACTGGAAGCATGGTTCGGATTATGTTAAGTATGCAAATCAAATGATTGATAAAGACATTAGAACTAATAATGAATTTTATGTTTGCCCTGTTTTTAATGAAGCAATTGAAGATGGAAAAAAGGTAAGATTGAAAACTATTGATAAGATGTGGGGAATTGGAACCCCTGAAGACTTAAATTA